CAACTGTTTCTAGTCTGCTTTATTTTCTGCGTGATTCAGGGTTTATCGTAAAGGGTGCTTGTGAGAATCGGGCGCCTTACAATATTTCGGTTAAGGGTCGCTTGCTTTTGGAGGCTTTGTCTTGAATAAGGTCTCCGCTAAGATTAGGGAGTTTTTGAGTTATTCGCCTTCAGGTGTAGCTTCTCCAGGTGGAACCACATTTTATGAGACTTCAGATATTCCGCTTGCCAAAGTTATGGAGCTCTACGAGAAAGATACAACTTGCAAATCGAGTGTTGATTTGTTGGCGGCTTCAGCTGTCAAGCGATTTTATACGACTTGTGCAGCCGAGAAAGATTATCCAGATGCAGCTAAAGCTAAGGAGGCCGTTGACGATTTTTGCGAAGCCGACGGTGTTAATCTTGATGGTTTGTTACATGATATGGCTATTCGGCTGATTGCTTGTGGGAACGATTTTTGGTTAAAAAGATCGCCCGAGAAACTAGCAGAGTTTGTGCGTATTCCTATTGATTCAGTTGAGAAAATCAAGCTTTCAAGTGTTGAGGGCTTAAAGATTCCCTACAAGGTCGAAGGATATCAACTGAAGGCTTCGTATCGTGGATCTATTGGCGATAGTTTGAAGCCTGAAGCTGTTTTGCATTGGAACATCAATCAGAACTTCAACTCGGGTTTTGGCGTTGGGCTCTTGCAGGTGCTCTTGCACACTTTGTCAATTGACAGCAGTAAACGTCCTGCTTATGCTTGGATGAAGGCAAAGATTGAGCGTTTGATGCCTAAGATTTTTGAGAAATATGCGGGTCCAGATGTTGTTGTGGGGTTGCCTGGAGCTAAGCCTGAAACTATAGAGAAGTTTGAGCGGGCTGTTAAGAATCGTCCGGAAGAGGGCGTTTGGCTATTTCACGGGCTCAAAGACGCGAATGTTAACGCAGTGTCAATTGACCCCAGAGCTCAGGGCTTCACGTATTACATTGATCACATGGTCAACCAGTTCTACCTTGGTTGTGAGACGCCTTTGCCCAGGTTATTCAGTACACCTGGTTTCACTGAGGCTTCAGCTCGTGCAGCATTAGAGTTGCAGGATATGCTCATTGACCCAATCCAGCGGATGATTAAGCGCCGTGTTGAGCGGGAGATTTTCAGAGTAATTGTTTTGCAAGCAGGATTTGATCCAGTTAAAGCAAAGATTCGTTTGAATTGGGGATCACCTGAGTCTCCAGAAATTATGGCTACTGATTTGATTTCTGCTGCATCTGCTTCCGCTGGGTCTTTGCCGCTTATTCGGGCTGAGGAGTTTCGTAAGAACGCGGTCAAGATTCTGGGTTGGGAGCTTTGGGATGACTCGAATGCCTCTAAGGCTCCTGCTGCAGGTGCAAGTAAAGTTAACCCTGATGGCAATGGAGGTGGTTAGTAGAAATGAAAATTGGAAATGTAACAATTGATGCGTCCGATGTGGGGAATGGCTGCTTGATAATTGGAACTGGCATTGCATTCTATGGTGCAAGTGCAGGTAATCCTCTGTTTGCTGTTGAAGCTCTTGCTGTTGGTGGAGCGCTTAAGGCGGTTGCGTCAGCGATCGATAATTACCTATTCAAAAAATCAGCAGTTGCAAAAGCTCAATAATTTTCCTTTTTGGCTCGCCATAGCTCACTTGTGGGGTTATGCGAGACTCCAAGGCAAGGAAAAATAATGGATTACTGCGATGCTGCTGATGTGAAGGCTCCTCTTCAGATTGACTTAGCGGAGACTAAGTTCGATGCTAAGTTGGCAGATTGCGTCACCAGTGGCAGTGCTTTGGTTGATGGGTTATTGAAGCCTAAACGATTGACTGTTCCTGCCGTTGTTCCTCAGCTGGTTAAGGATGCGTCCAAGTTCTTTGCCGCCTGGATGTTTAGGCGTTTTAGTGATCCAACAGGCGCCGAGGCATTTTGGGTTGAGGCTAACAGATTCTTGGATGCCTACGTTGAAGCTGAATCCGAAGTTTATGTGGGGAGCGCCTAATGATTGAGTTTAGCGTCACATCAAGCGGCTTAGAACTTAGAGAATTAGCCCAAAAACTCAGCGGGCCTCTTAAGCAAAAGCTGATTGAACGGGTAACCGATATCGCATTTGCCGCAGCGTTTTGGGGAGCCCCAGTTAAAACTGGATATTTAGCCAGCACAGTTTACAAGCAAGTTTCAGACAGCGAAGGAGTTGTCGGCGTGGCTGCTTCCTATGGTCGAGTTGTCGTAGAGGGCTCAGCTCCTCATGAGATCCGCCCAGCGAACGGCGAAGTTTTATCTTTCATGATTGCTGGAAAAAAGATTTTCACGCCAATTGTGCATCATCCCGGAACTAAGCCTAATCCGTTTATGCAAAATGCGCTTGAGCAAGCTCAAAGCAAAGTTGACGCTACTTTTGCAGAGTTGTGGCTTCAGTTGGTGAGTGGCTAAACATGCCAAAGTTTTACGATAGTTACAAGGCAGTTTTTGATGCGATTAAGGCTGCTTTGGTCTATGTGCCAGCTGTTCCCGAGGTCCCAGCTGTTCCTGCTCATGATGAGGTTCCAGAGGTTCCTGCTATTCCTGAAGTGCCGGCTCATGGAGTCTCAGAATTAAAAACGGTTCTTGTCGGCGAACAGTTTACCTTGGATAGGCTCCCTAAGGCAACAATCAATCCGATCCCGGGACCGATTTCGCCTCTTAGCCGTGACAATTTCCTGAGCGTTATTGTTCGCGGAGTTATCACAGTTGCCATCCAAGAATACAAGCCCAAAGATTGGTTCACAGATGTGATCTTGCCAATGGGCGCGGTCGTCGATGCTATTCTTGCCGATCGCAAATTGGGAGGCGCCGCTAAAGATTGCATAACCACTGAGTTTGCTCCTGGCGAGATCAAGTTCAAAGATGCAATTGGAAAGGATCGCCTTCTGTATGGGGGCGATATTTTCTTTGAGGCTACAGTTTGGTTTAGTCCTACCTGAGTTTACTGGTAACCTTGTGTTATGAGCAAGTTACAACAAAAAATATGGAGAACGAAAAAAATTGAGTACACCAACAGTAAATACCTATTTTGGAAGAGACGCGCGATTCTACAAGGGAACTACCCTTGTTGCGCATACGACAAGTTTGAACGTGAAAGCCTCAGCTCAACTGATAAAGATTCGCAGCAATGATTCGCTGCAGCCAATTAAGACTAAAGTTGGGGAGCAAACGTTTACTTGGAGTGTCGAGCGGCTTTTCACTGGCAAAGAATGGTTAGATTCGTTTAAGACTGGGGCTGTTTTTGACATTGTGTTTGCTCCGGATGGCGACGATGCAGGAGATGACATTGAGACTTGGAAGGATTGCGTAATTACAAGCGTTGAGCGGAAGACTGCTGAGGGCATTGTTGAAAACATCGGCGGTGAAGCTACAACTGTTGAGTTTCCTACTGGCGGGGCTTGATCGGATTGGATTCAAAAGAGTTAGCGAAGGCTCGTAATAGTCCTGAGAATCAAAAGCGTTTGGAAGAACTAAGGAAAATTGCTGATGCTGAAGACGCCAGGCGCTTTGAAGTAGCCAAGACCTTTGATCCTGTTGCTTTGATGGCAAGAGCAAATGAGATCCATGAAGTAGTTCACCCTCAACTGGGGGTAATCCGGTTTGGGGAGCTAAAACTCAGTGACTCAGAGCTTATCAGTAAATGTAAGGAAAAAGACGACCGAAGCGCGATGGCAGTTTACCTGATGCTCAAGAAAGCTTACCCACAAATGCAAGACTACACATCTGAGACCATTAAGGAATTCTACAAGACGTTTCCAATGGTTGAGGGCACGGCATTGCTGCAGTTCTTTCTTTCGCAACCCTGTTTTTTAGAGGAAAAATCAGTCAATGGATCCGAACAAACGCGAGCGCATACGAGTTAGGATTGGTCCTTCACAATTTCCAGCAGTTCAACTTTGAATCCATTCGAAGCCTGACACTACTCCAATATGAGTACCTGGCCGCTTGGGCAAGAATACATACAGAAAAAGGAAAGTAACCTAGATGGCTAACCCAGAAATAGAAATTAAATTAACTGCGATCGATGAGGCAAGCGACGTTATAGCTGCGGCTTCAAAAAAAATAAGCGCCAACGTCGATGAGGTTTCAAATTCTCAGAAGGAACTGTCCGCTAGCGTTGAAGGTTCTTTGTCGCCGTTATCTGATGATGCTCAAGCTCAAGAAAAGGTAGGTAAATCAGCTAAGCAAAGCGAGGTTTCTTTGAGGTCGTTTACCACGGGGATTTCGGGTGCTGCGACTGCTTCTTTTAGTTTGTATGGAGCTTATGACAGAGTTAATGAGGCGGAAATTAGCCTTGACCGTTCTAATTTGATAGTTAAGTCTTCTACCAAGGGGGTTGAAGATGCTCATCGGGCAGTTTCAGACGCAATTGTCAAGCATGGAGCCAATAGCCAGGAGGCTGAGAGAGCTGAAGAAGCTTTAGGGATTGCCGAAGACCGCTTAACTTTAGCAAATGAACGCTCCCAACAAGCCCAAGAAAACGTTAACAAATCAATAATGTCCGCTGCTCTTCAGGTCATCCCGACGTCAATTACGATGGTTGACAGTTTAAGTAAGGCTTGGAAGAATTTTCCCGATATGACGGGCGTTTTGACTACGCTTGGCACCAACATTACTATGGTGGGGAATAAGGCGTTGGTTGCTTCGGTTTCTGTAGCGGGGTTTGTGGGAGGTTTTGTGGTTGGTTATGAGGCGATTACCCAGTTTGGTGATGCTTTGGGTCCTGCGGGTCGGGCTTTGATGGTTGTTGTTCCGGCTATTA